ATTCTGACTACGCAAGAGACCGAAGTAGAAGTCGGTGTACCACTTCTCCCAGTTTCTCAGCATAGCTTCATAGTTCTTGTATATACCTTGCTTGACCTCTACTGAACTGAGACGGTTGTACCTGTACTCTGCGTCTGCTTGTTGTCTTAGGTTGTGTCTCCGTACCAGTTCTGACGCACTACTCTCCTTCTCGTCTCTCTTGTTCATAGCTCGTACTAGCTTCTCACTCCACGTTCTACCACTACTGCCACCCCATAGCTTCCACGCTATCCAACCGTTAGTAGCTCTATCAGTTCGTCCTGCTATGTAGTCTCTATGAGCTTGGCTAGTTAAGTCTCCTTCGTGTCTAGGGAAGTACTTAGCTATATGCCTTACCTTCTCAGGCGAGGCTTTTGTATTGGAGACAAGATAGCGAGCCGTTCCTAATCCAACGCTTGTACCACCTCGACCAAACTTCTTGCGTAGTGCCAGTCCTTGCTCGGCTTGTCTCTTAACTCCTTTTGGTATCGAGAAATTCAGGTCATCGTATTTTCCTTTTTTAAGGTTTCCGTTTATGCCTGTGTCCATATCTCCGACCATTCCCAACTCCTCTGTATCAGTACCTAAATCAGACTGAAACTGTATCGTAGACGATACACTAGAACTATCAGTACTCCTCTTACTATCCCTATCTACCGTATGAGCAGCAGGAGTAGAATTTATTGCGAGGTTTTTCCTAGAGCTAAGAGGGTGGTTTCTAGGTAGCAAGTCTGTATCAAACGGCTTGTTCTTGTATTTACCATTCCTTAGAGCGTATAACAGGCTATTACACCGAGCTAACGCCCATTGGTCAGAAGATGTAACAGTTGGTCTAACCGACTGTGGATTGGTGTTATAAGCCCCTACACCTCTGTTGAAGCAAGATATTAACATACTTAAGGTTGCTCTGTACTTAGGATTATCTTTGTTGTGTTCTGTTACTTTGTCTTGCAGTATCTTCTTAATGCGAGCAGATACTTTAACCTCAGTCTGCGTCATTATCTTCTAAGCGTTGTTCATACTCAGCGTGTGTAGAACAAGGCATATAGATAGTATTACCGTCCTTATCGTGTTGGTGTGTACCATTACAACCAAGTTCCTCTGCTCTAGCTTCGGCTTCATCTAAGGTAGTAAATTCATCTTTGCCTACCATAGCTTTAGGTGTATCGCTAAATCTCTCTATCTGTCGAAGTCGTATCTCTGCTAACTCTTTAGTAGGGTAACAACCCATATTGCGACCTGTTTCCTCTGTAATCACACAATACTCTCCGTCTATCTCCTCAACTACTTTGAGTTCAACAGATTGCATACTTGCGAGGCTTATTGCTTCAGGTACTTCATCAGTCTGTTCTTCTTGTTCAACAGTTGAAGCCTGATACTCTGTAACCATATTGGCAGGTATTGTAACCTTACCTTCAGGAAGTAAATAGACATCTTGCTCAGGAGAAGTAGGTAAACCAATACTTTGTCTTGCTTCGGCAACTGTAACCCAACCACCTGTGACTGCTAAGTTCATTCTCTCGTAAATCTCATTTGTATCTGTTTGTAAGGCTCTTACGTCTGTGTAATCATATCTTGCTTCTAAGTTACTTGAGTTAGGGTAATCTACTTTAAGTATCTGATGTGTTATCTCTTGCGACACCATATCCCATAAAGGTATGAGCTTTTGTTCTGTAAAGAACTCTCGCAAGGTTTTAGCATTTGAGTATGTAGCATACTTAAGTCCAACTTCTAATCCTGCGATTATAGAAGGAACGCCAAGTACAGAAGATACGCGAGACTCGAATGACTCTCTTAAGTCTCCAATCTCTAAGTCTTTAGGACTAAAGGCTAACTTCTCTACATTCACGCCACCTGATAGTACTAAAGGTTTACCTTTGTTTTGACCACCAGTCTTACGTTGGAATGCTTTGGAGATAGCTTCTCCTTCTTCTTCTGTTAAGCCATACTCATCTTTAGGTGTAATCATAAAGCTAGGGACACCCATATTAGCGAGGATTGATGTTGCCATTTGTCCTGCACTCTCATCTCCATAAATCTCTCTTAGTAATGTTTTAACTGGCGAGAAACCTTGTCTATGGTTTTCAGGGTCTAGTCCTAGTCTGAAGTGAGCAATCATATCTCTATCAAGGATTACTTTTTCATTCTTAACTTGATATTCATAATGCGAGATTAAAGTCTCATCATTACCTTTAACAGTTACATTCTCAGGCATAAGAGGATAAAGAGCGACTAATTGTCCTGCTTCATTCTTTTGTTTGAGAAGATAAGCGTCTCCTGAGATGTGCATTGATTGTATTAAATAGTTTTGTAAGACATCTCCTGACATATAAGGATTAGGTCTTTTAAAAAGCATTGTCAGTTGATGATTAGGAAGGACATCTAACTCTCCTGCTTCGTTTGTTTGATAAACTTTTAGTTCGGCTTCTCCGAAGGCAGTCCCTAAGACTTGCAAGCAAGATACTACTGCTGAGTTAGAAGCACCGTTACCAAGTCCACCTACATCAAATTGACCTGCGTTACTTTGATAACCCTGTATAAAGTTAGTATTTCTCTGACTAACTCCTTGTCTAAAGAAATTAAATCCTGTTGTTCTTTTTACTTCAGGTGTTCTTCCAAAGACAACTTCTCTGAAACTTCTTCTCTCTGCCATATCTATCCTTCATTGTGAGCATTTGAGTAGTAATGGACGCAACCCTTATCGGCATTACTACTCTATGCTCTTATATCTTAACTTAAATTACAAAACTTTTATACTTTTCCGTACTTTTGATTCTATTACTGCGTATGCCAAAGAGTCAACTATATCGTCATGCTCTGCTTCAGGAAACCTTAGCAACTCTGTTTGTACGTCAGCAAACCACGTTGAGTTCTTTGGAAAAAAGATGTCTCCTGCTTCCATTCTTGCAATCAATGGATAAGCTCTTGATACTTTATCTCTATCTGCTTTAAGTGACTTTACAACCAACCCTTCTCTCTTAGCCATTTGTATAAACGCCAACTGGTAACCTGCTCGCTCAATTCCCACATACGCCAAGTCAAACTGTTCCACTTTTCTTTGTAGTAAGGGCAGTAAATCAGGTGCTTCCAATCTTCGTCTGTCAATGTCCAGTATGAGAATCTTGCCTTCAGGTGTGATTGCCACCGAAGTAATAACTGTGAAGTCAGCACTTTGCTTAGTTGATGTTGCAAGGTCAACAGTTGCATATCTACGGCAATCCTCAAGCCTGCACTCTTTGTCCTTATATTTATAAATAATTTCTGTATTTTCATTTTTTTCCTCGTCAATTCCTATTCGTTCTTCTATTTTGTAATGGTCAAACCAATCGGCTTTAAATAAACCACCACTTGCTTCTATAAATTGAGCTTCGTACTCTTGAGCGTATAAAAAACTTCCTATCTCTTGTTTTGCCATTTCTAACTCGGCAGGGTCAATAATTGGGTTTGTTATTGTAGGATATGTAAATCTGACCCAATCATCAAGCACATTTGCTTCTGAATACAATTTCTCAAAAAAGTTATATCCTTTTGGCGTGCTGATAAAAAATGCACTACCTTTTTTCTCTGTTAAGGCAGGTCGGATAACTTCTGCCCAAGTTTGTGGCTTCATAAAGGCACACTCGTCTAAAACAACAAAGTCAAGACCTGCACCTCTGAGTTTCATAGGGTCATCTGCTGACCTTACTTGTACTGAGCCACCAGTAGCAGTTACGATTGTTCGCTCTGCTTCTTTTACTCTAATACCATATTCGATACCAATACTTCGTAAATCTGCCCACGCTTCGTTTGTCATTGAGTAAGAAGGTGCAATCCACCAAGCTCTCTTGCCTTCCCAAGCGTACTTAAGACAAAGCCAAACACCAAGTTTGGTCTTACCCCAACGCCTTCCTGCTGATAAAACAGTAAACCTTTTCATATTCTTTACAACTTCCATTTGTGCTGAGTGTAAAGGTGGCAACTGAATATCTAAGCCTGATAAGACATCACTATCTAAAGATGATTGCATATTACTCCTGAGCTTTAAACCAAGTAATAAATGTTTCCAATGCTTTTGATGATATTGGAAGTGAACTATACATCAATCCCATATCTGTAATCATTGGAATAAATACTACGGCAGGTATTTCAAAATCAACCAACTCATCAAGAATTGGGTCATCTAAATCTTTATTAATTTCTAATGCGTCAATGTAAAGATTATTAAATTCTATTATCTCAGCAAACAATTGGTTAATATCTTCATTCTCCATTGTCTAATCCTTTTGGCTCTATGACTTCGCCTTCTACAAATTCTTCTTCTTGAGCTTTGTCTAGTAAGTTACCGTCTGCCCAACGTAGTCTAACTTCTTGACTATCTTGATTTTCAATAGCAACTGTATCTCTTTTACCAAACAAGTGTGGGTATCTTCTCTCTAAGTACCAAGCGTCTGCCTGCCAAGAGCCACTCTCTCCTGCTTCTTCTATTCTTCTAATCCTTCTCTCAATAGCTTTGGCTTCTGCAATCTGTATTCTTTTCCAAACTTTGTCATAAGGTGTTATGCCTTGCTGACCTTTTTTCTTCCATTCATGAAGTGTTGATGTGCCTATGCCTACTGATTGGCAAGCGAGGTTAACATACATTCCTGTTGCGATTGAATCGCAAAGAGCTTGTACTAAGTCGTCATTATATGCGAGTGTTTCTTTTGGCATTATGCACCCATAATAGCAAAATCGGTATCGAATGATACCGACCTTACAAGATTGTTTAGATTATTAGATTGCTACAAGTCTTGACTTGTGATTGTAGTCAACACAATTTTCTCTATTAGGAAGGTCTTTGTCATTGTTCCAGTATAAAACACTTGAGCAACATTGTGGTAAGCAACAACCGTCTTTATGATTACAACCACAATTATTTGGTCGAAACATATCTCCGTAAAATTTATCAACGTGTAACCAAGTAGCGTTAGTTCTTACTTGTTTTTTTACTTTATCCCATTCGATTCCTTCTACACCAATTTCTGTATCTATTTCTGACCAAGTACAAGCTAATTCAAGAACACTTCTAAAAGTTTTTTGGTCATTGTGCCAAATAGCTTCGCCAACTTGATTTGTTAAATTCTCAACTTCGAAAATTGTATTAATTATTGCTCTTTCATATTTGTTTAATTTTTTCACTACGCTCTCCTTGTTTGTTTCTTTCATACTTAATTATGGCATAATCGTAGATTATAACCAAGTATTTCCTAAGAAATATGTACTAAAAAACCCAATGTTTATAGGGTCTATAAAAATAATTTATATTTTTTTACTTTTTCTGCTCTAATTTGCACACAATACAGTACAAGAAGAAGTTATGGTCAATGAAGTGATGACCCTTCTCCTCACATATTAAAGTTGGATTCTCCTGCATTTGTTTCTTGCGAATCTCGTCTTTACCTAGAGCTTCAAACTTGCCAAACCATTTGTTGATTGCGTATGGCGTGATGTCTATGTTGTTCCAATGTTTCTTGTAGGCGAGGATTGAGCCTTTAAGCATATCAGTTGTAACACCAACCTCAGCTAACTCCTTACAGACTTTAAACCAACCTGACTTCTCCATTTGACTTCTTGGCTCATATCCAAGTTCATCAACAAAGACTCGGTAGAGTGACTTGCGTTGTTTAAGTACATCTTCATCAATCTTATTTACTTGTGGCTTTTTCACATATTCTTGTTCTATTGGTTTTAGTTCTTTGGTTATAGTTCTATGTATTGTCTCCGATACTACCCTTGTATCGTCAGCAGTACTACCCCTCGTATCATCTGCAATACTACTAGATGTAGTGGTATCATCTACAACACTAGGTTTGCTTGTAATCAAGAAATATAGATTAGTTTGTTTTACATTATCCTTCACTCGATTTTGTTTTGTAATAGCACCCAAGTCCAGTAGCTCATTGATGAGCTTGTGTGTATTAGCTCGACTGACACCTACTCGCTTTGACAAAGTGGTTACACTTGGAAAACAAGAGTTGTCTTTTCTATCTGCATAAGTCCACAAGATACAATATAGATTCTTTGCTCTTGGGCTTATGTCTGCGTCTAATATCCACTCAGGTATTATTGCAAAATAATTATCTGCTTCTATTTTCATTCTTCTCCGTTTCTTTGTTTAGATTATAAGTCTTTGTGAGTCCTATGCGTCTAGGACTCACTTAGACCAGTACGTATCAAAAGGGAGATACATTGTCCTCTAGCTTGTCTAATGACTTTGCTATTGGAACACTTGGCTCTTGATGATTAGGCAGACATTCTATTGGTGGCTCGTCTGACCAACTAGCAAAAGGGAAACCATTGTTACCTGCCGTACATTGTTTATTACCACATTTGAAGTTAGGACTTTTGTCTGACTTCTTATCAACTCTGTTGTCGTACACCTTAGACGCACAAGCAGGACATTTAAGCTCTACTTGACCAACTGGGCTATGTGACGACACATTTGGTTGGCTTGGTTGCGTGGCAGGTGTACTAACAACAGAATTAGTAGATTGAGCAAACGGATTGAAAACCCAATCTTCTATGTCTTGTGCAAACTTAAATATCTCATCACTAGAACTAAGTGTAGGGTAACCACTACTTGCTAATTCTATTGCTGATTTGATTGCTACTTGTCGTACAATTAATTTATCTTTGTTATCCATTTACTAACTCCTTACTTGAATTAACTCTATCTTCAACCCATTCGTTATCTTCTCGCCAATCTAGTAAGGTTTTCTTATTCCATACTGGAGTTGCTTTTAATTGGTGGTCAGGCTCAGGTAATTTACCTTGAAACTTCCATTGGGCTACTTCTTGTCTTGTGACTCCAAGCCATTGTCCAATCTCTGCCGTGCCTAATATATCTTGCGTCATACTCTCTCCTTTAAATATTCTGCTACGTTTATTTCTTTTTGTGTTTGTAGTTCTTCATACAACTCATCAAGAGCTTCACTAAGACTAGCTTCGCTCTTATGTAAGTGTGGATAATACTTTAGTGTTACTTCTTCTATAATCATTAACACTATACTTATCCCTGCTAATGCAGAAAAAAACCAAAACAATATCCATAAAAAGTCTTGCTCATTCATAATTATCTTCTCCGTTCATTATTGTATTATATGTTTCAAGCGTGATTGTGTACTTAAACTGTTGAAACTTATCTCTGTTTAAGTCTGCTACTTTTTGTAATATACTTGCACCACGTTGGTAGCTAAATACTGGCTCAAGGTTTATCCAACCACTTGCTTTGTATTGACTACCATAGCTTTGTTCAACGACAATATCTACACGTCCCTGAATAAAACCTATTAGTCTAGTATCTTCTTCGTTTCTCATATCAACTCCGTTTCATTAATATATATATCTTAATCTCAGATTAGTTATATGCAAATCTTTTATTTAAAAATACTTTTGCGAGTCCACATCTAGCTAGTTCCCACTCCCCTTTTCATCAGGTATTCGTCATTCCCGTTGCTAAACCCTTATCTGTATTGCAACAAATAATAAGTTTGTTCTTTTTAGTCTGTTAAAAGCAACTCGTTAGGATTTCGTGTGTAGACTTTTAAATCTATCGGCTTTGCCGAGACTCACAAAAGTATTCTCAAATATAATCTAAGAGATTAAAGATATTAACTTGTTAGATTTATATTTCGTACAAGCTATTTATTACGGCAACATAGGTAATAAAATATTGCTCTGAAATTAAATCTTGTTATAAAGTTTATTCCACATAACTAATGTTGCACTTGTTAAGTGGCATTATATACCGTCATCATTATGATTTTTAGACCAACCAAAAGGCAGTCTAGGAAGGATTTTAACCTTACCAACGATAAGCCAAATTAATATCTTTAATCTCTCAATTACTAAGTCCTTACGGATATGAGCGTATATGTTTGCTTACTAAATATGCCAATCAAGTCCAAGTTGATTGCAGTTAATGATATTCTTCTCAACCTTAAAGGTATTACTTCCAACATATTTAAGTAGTTAATATTGCTTCGAATCAATATATGTTTTTATAACACGCCACAAAGCTTTGCTACTCCCGTAGATTCTTTAATGTGCTTCTAGCTAAACCAAACAACTACTCATATCCATAAGAACTCAGTTAGTCAATGGTCTTGGTCTAGGCACACAGATACTTTACGCACAGGGTTACGCTACTTTATCAAGCGTTCGTTTTAACAATTTACATACCTACCCTATTAGTTATGTAAAAAGTATTGATAGCGAATCAATCGAATCTTTTACTCTCAAGGTTAAATAAATAACCTAGTATCTCTCCGAAATACTTGTAGTCCGTATGCCCGTCCAACACCATTGACTTCCAAAGAACTTTTGTGAGAGCATACTGTTATTTTTCGCTTTAAGGTTTGCGTGTCTCTACTGCCCAAATGTCTTACTGCCTTACCAGTAGCAAGTGCGACTTGCTCATCTGCGTATTGACAATCCAATATGCTCACAAAAGCTCTCTGCTTTTGAGTTAGGTTTTCCTTGCCCCCCGTAAATTTATAGTGTGGCTCTCACTTTGGAGTCTTGCTATTTTGAGAGACTGACTCTTAATCTCTATATACATAACAATACAATCTTTGATTATATTTACAAATTAAGTTTGCAAGTATTTTATAAAACACTACACATAATCTGAGATTATGGTATAGAAGAACTACAAGATTTTAAGGTTGTCCCAACCGTCTTTAGTTACAGTCATAGTTACTACACCCATTGATGTTGAGTAACCAGTTCTTGTTTGGAAATCATCAGAAGGACTCATAGCAGGTACTCCCATAATTGTTCTGCCACCTTGCTGAACGGCAGTAAAGTGATGATAGTGACCGTGTACGACCATTCGAGCAACGCCAACTGGGTTGTCTCCTGCTTCGTTTAATCCAAACATTTGACCCTTCCACCAGTTCTCTATCTTCTTTGCAGGCGTTCCACCACCTGCCGTAAGATGTCCGTGAGTGAAACCCATAGCATAACCTTTGACATCTAAGAGTAGGTGTGGAGAATCAGGTACAACAACTTTTATATTCTTGTAACTAGATTCATACGCTAGGTCTCCAACTTGTTCTAGTATCTGCAAGTCAAGGTTATCTAGTTCTTCTGTTGTTAAAGATTGTTTACCACTTCTGTTCTGACCGTGATTAGAAGTTACTCCTGAGAGAATGACTGTATAGTTTTGGTCTGCAAAGTTCTTTACTATCTTCCAAAGCAATCTTCTTGCAACTGTTATTTGGTCTCTAAGATGTAAGTCTGTATTCCAAACTTGGCTTGAGTACCAACCTGATAAGTTACAGTTCTCCACAATATCTCCGAGACCAATGACATACACTTCATCAATCTTGTGACCAGTCTTTTGTAATTCTTTGAGTCTTGCATTGGCAGTAGTAAGTGAGTCAAGAACTTTAGAGACAATACCTTCGCTACCTTTTCC